ATGCTCACAGATACGAAACTGAAAAACCTGAAGCCAAGAGAGAAGCTCTATAAAGTCACCGATCGTGATGGCCTCTACGTTGCCGTGCAACCAAGCGGCTCCGTCTCCTTCCGATATGACTATCGAATTAATGGCCGGCGCGAGACGCTGACGATCGGCCGATATGGTGCTGACGGTATCACATTGGCTGAAGCGCGCGACGAACTCAATACCGCCAAAAAGATGGTGGATGCAGGCCAGTCGCCGGCTGCAGCAAAGCGCGACGGTATCATGCAAATTAAGGGGGCGGAAAATTTCTCCGACTATACCGTCGCCTATATGAAACACGTCCGCCTTGCAGATAGCACTCGTGCGATGAAGCAGGCGGTGATCGACAGAGACATCCTGCCAACGCTGGGGAAAAAACTTCTGCATGAAATCACTACGCCAATGCTCCGCACACTGTGCGACAAGATAGTCGACCGCGGCGCCAGGGCGACGGCGATCCAGGTGCGGGAAATTGTCAGTGCCGTTTTCACCCATGCTATTGACCGCGGCCACGCAGTTCCAAACCCGGCGGCAAATATCAAAGCTTCCAGCATTGCCACATTTGAAGAACGCGATCGCGCGCTGGAGCCTTATGAGATCGGGTTGTTCTTCAATGCCCTAAACTCTACCGGCGCCGCATCTTCATTAAAGCTGGCCTTGAAGCTGATACTGATCACGATGGTGCGCAAGGGGGAGCTGACTGACGCCACCTGGAAGGAGGTAGATTTTTCTTCAGCACGCTGGACGATACCAGCTGAGCGGATGAAAGCGGGGCGGCCGCATGTTGTTTATCTGTCTCAGCAGGCGATCGACATCATGGTTGCACTCCAAGTAGCAGCTTGTGGTTCCGATTACATCCTGCCGGCCAGATATAACCCAAGAAAATCTATGTCCAACTCAGCGCTTAACCGGGTGATCAATACGACAAACGAAAAAATCAGGGAATCAGGAAAAGAAATAGCGCACTTCACAGTTCACGATCTGCGTAGAACTGCCAGCACGCTGTTGCATGAAGAGGGGTTTAATACGGATTGGATTGAGAAGTGTTTGGCCCATGAGCAGCGCGGCGTGCGCGCGGTATACAACAAAGCAGAGTATGCCGAACAGCGCCGGGATATGCTGCAGCAGTGGGCCAATATGGTGGATGGGTGGATCGAAGCGGAGAGGGTAAAGTAGAAATCAATTTTGTCGTGCGCTGACTGATGCCAGGCACTGATCGAACATGGCTATTTTGTGGCTTTGCGCGAACCGGCGTTTTCCGCCGGAATACGCATAAGTGCATGGTTGATTACCGTGTAGCTTCCGCTCGATTAGCTGGTAGTCAACTAACGTCGCCAGCGCGCGGCTAAGGGCATGTGACGAGATGGGCTTATGTTCCATTTCGTACAGTTCCTTTATCTTTGCATAGCCGATGTTCTCGTTGTCTTTCACGATCTGCATAACATCATCACGGTTGTGTTTCATGATGCGATCCTCACTGCTTCTGGGATGGAGAAACCGCCGGGGAGTAGTTCGACGTCATTCCGTGGGCATTCGTTACCCCAGTGGTGCCAGCCTGGCGCGTCACCTCTGCTGAAAAGTTCAATTCGTGACACGTCACCATATAACCGCTCAAGACGATGTCGCACCTCCCATGGTTTCGCACTGTGCTGAGTAATCGGCGCGTAGATCACCTGCTTCACAGATGCATCCTGTCGTTCAAGTCCGGCGCCGCGGACAGCAACGAGCATTGATTCTTGGTTGCCGCGGCTATAGTTTCCAGGGTTCATCCTGGTTACGCCGTTTAGCAGATCGAGAAAGTCGTAAAAGTCGACCAGGCCATCTTCGATAGCGGCGTTGACAGTACGCTCTGCCAGTTCGTTGAACTTCACCCAGGTAAACAAGAACATCTGCCGCACGTCGAATCCCCATGCCGCAGCCAGCTCCTTGGCTTGGTCGGCATGCGTACCGGTGTACCACATTGCCAATACGCTATTTTCTGCTGCGATTGACCACACAGGAAGCCGCTTCAAGTCCTGCAGCGTCATCGTGCTGTAGTGGTTGCCGGCGGCGCCGTTGCTGATCTTGTTACCGTACTGCCATGGAGGATCTGCCATTATAAGGTCGTACTGTCGCTCAGCCATTGATCGCCTCCGCCATCTTAACGACCAGCACAGTCAGGCCGATCGATAGAAACCAAAACACGAACAGGCCAGCAAGCATATAGGCCCACACATTACGCATCATGTGACGTTTGATATTCATGCAGCGCGCTCCTGTACTGGCCGTTGTTTGCGCTGGCGGACATCGGGGGAATAATCCGGCGTGCGGCCGGTGTTCTCGGCCTGTTGCTTATCGAGCCACGCTTCTACTTCGTCCTTGTTCCAGGCCACGGTGCGGTTGGTCAGTGCAAAGCGTTGCGGAAATTCTCCTGCCTTTTCCAGTTTTGTGATCTGCGACTCCGACATGGGAACCATCGCCAGGAGTTGGGGTTTTCGAATTGCTGCTTTCATTGCTTCTCCTTTGGCGGGGCCGTAGCCCCGCGGCGGTTGGTTACATTGGGACTTCGTTCAACTCATCGCGACGGATGTTGTAAACGTCGGTGGCTGCCTGCAGCTGTTCTTCATGTGGCGCAAGAACGTGCGCGCCGTATTTATAGGCTTTGTCCAGTTCTTCCACGCTTGCGGCTTTGTTTGCCGCTTCGGTAAATGCAGCCAGCAGGTCATCAGGTGACCGCTCATCTTGATTCACAGTCTTGATCTCTTTTTCCGGCTTCTTGCCGTTGATCAGGCTATTTACGCCGGCGGCGCTGGTGGCTGGTGGGGTGACGTCGCGTTCAACGCGTGGCAGCGGTGCATCGAATTCATCCGGCGTGTACACACCGAGAATCACTTCAGGGCTATTAGACGTCAATTACTTTTGCCGATCCGGCGACAACTACAATGGCCGCTCCAACGCCATCATTTAGATGGCTTTTTTGTCACTGCTTTTGAGGTCTTTTTCCTGTAGCTTTCTCCTTGTATTTCGAACAGATAACCGTGATGGATCAGGCGGTCTGCCGCCGCCACTGCCATCGTTTCATCCACGAAGATGCTTCCCCAGGTGCTGAACGGGTGATTACTCGTGATTATCAGGCTGCCTCTTTCATATCGGTGAGCAATGAGTTCGAACAGAACACCCGTCTCGGCGTTGTCGCGCTTTACATAGCCCAGATCGTCGATGACGATAACCCGATACCGATCCAGCTTGAGCAGCAGCTCGTTTAGCCGCAGTAATGAACGGGCTTTCCGCAGTTCCTGCAGCAACTCGCCGGCGCTGTAAAATCGGGCGCGATATCCCTGATTGACCACGCCCTCTACGACCGCCGCCGCCAGATGGCTTTTCCCTAGCCCACTGGCGCCGAACAGCAGCACATTTTCACTCGCATCAACCCAGTCTGTCGTTTCACTCAGTTGCCTGAGTTGGGCGGCGTTCAACTCGGGAACCTGTTTGAAGTCGTAGTCGGCGATCGATTTACCTACGGGTAACCGCGCATCCTTGATGTAACGGCGTAACCGTTCGGTTTCCCGATGGGACGCCTCCTCGCTACACAACGACAGCAGGTAGCGCGATGGCGTCCAGCCCTCGGCCAGTGCCCGTTTTTCATGGCTGTGCCATTCACTGGCGATCCGGGTTAGCCTCAACCGCCTCAACAAGCGTTCCAGCGTATGGATATCAGTCACTGCAATGTTCTCCCGTCTGACAACAACTGCTCGTAACTGCTGAGTTTGTGCTGGACCACGTCACCGGGCGGCAACACTTTGTCTTTGATGCCCAGATACCGCATCAGTTTCTCCAGATCGGGCTCACCAGGCTCCCTCAGCAAGGTATCCAGACCACTGGCCACCACAGAGATATCGTCACGTTCGGCCGCCAGCTTCAGAGCATGGACCATCAGACTGCCGGCCAACTGAGGGGGTAAGCGGCTGCACAGGCGCCGCCACAGCGCTTTCCACTCCTCATTTGGCAGGATGTCGTCCCTCAGCGTGGCGTTATAAAACGCGCTCGGCTTCTTTATCAGACTGCCGATAACATGGCGGAAGTTGATACTGCGTGCTCGTTGTTTTCCCTTGGCCGGCCGGATCCGTTCGCAGCTCAGCACTTCGGTACTGCCAACATAACAGCACAACCGATCGTCCCAGAGACGGACCTTCAGCATCTGGCTTATCAGACGGGACGGCACGCTATAGACCACCTTTTTTACATTGATCGTACTGCTGCTACTGACCCTGACAGACAGTTCTTCGTAGTCAGAACAGCGACGCAGCGGCAGCGACTGAAGATGGGGAAGTTCCAGTTTGATAATGTCCAGATTCCGCCGGTTATGCTTCATCACCTGCTGAGTAATGAACTCGCGATAGTCGTCCAATGAGGCAAAGTCGTTACTGCCCCGTAGCAATAACGCCTGGCGGATACGATGCTTCAGGTGTCCATGGGCAGATTCCACCGAGCCGTTCTCATGGCCCCGACCGCTGTTATTGCGTGTCGGGGTCATACCGTAGTGTTGACACAGCGCTTCATAGCGACTGGTTTGGTCTTCCTTATCCTCAAGGTTGAGGTTTTTCCAGGCCGCAGACAGGCTGTCCGTTCGATGTTCCAGCGGTACACCGCCCAGTTGGCTGAGTGCCTCTTGTATACCTTCAGCCAGGGCAGTAAAACTTTCGCCGCCGAGAACAACACGCATCCAGCTCCATCGACTCCAGGCCAGGCGGAAGTGGAAGAGCTTATGGGCCAGTGGATTGCCGGCAACGGTGATCTCTACATTATTCAGGTACGTAAAATCACTCAAGGCCTGCCGACCTGGCAGATGTTCCTGACGGAACATGACTTCCTGCTCGTTGCCGAACTGGAGTTTCCAGGCTTTGACTCGCCGTTGCAGAGTACGGGTCAGCGTATCGGGATAGCGCCCCGGGTATTTTTCCTGCAGCAGTTCAAGCAGGGTAATTGGCGCCAACGTCGGTCGAGAGCGGAGTAAAGGTACGATGACGTCCTCCCACACCTCTTCCAGAGGGTCCTGCCGTGTTCGCCAATGACGATGGCCAACAGGTGAACGCTGCCCTTTTTCAATACGTCGTCCGGAGCGAACAGAGATACCGGCTTTGGCGGCTGCGACCGCTTGAGTCTTGCCTTTTCTTCGATGCGTCATATAGAGATTGACCTGTTTGTCGTTAAGCGCCACAACCTCTCCATAAGTTGGGAAATCGGACGCTTAGCTTACAAATCGGCCAAAGTAATTGACGCGACGACGGTCAGAGTAATTGTCGCCTAATACAGGGCAATACAGGCGCGCCCAGTATTTAACTGCCAGGTAGGCGATCTGCTGTTTTGGTGCAGTTTTCCAAAGGGGTGAATTGCGCGTGGTGATAGGTGCCAGATAGACTGGCTCACCCCAGGTTATTTCTGTTTCACCGCGGATCACTGCGCCTACACGAATGAATAAACCTGCTTCATGCTGTTTATCAGGATGCAGCATGTACGCATCCCAGTCGCCGCCATATTCGTACTTGAATCGACCTTGAACGGCGCGAGAACTGGTCACTACCGCGTTAACTAACTGAGCCTCGTAGCCCAAAGTGCCATTTACCAGGTGGGTTTTTTGGGCTACTGCAAACGGGTTCATTCCCCACTGTGCCGCCTGCATTGCCACAGCCATGCAATCCGCTGGTTTTCCTGCAAGGTGTTTTGGCAGCGTCTGCACACTCTGAGCCATTACTTCAGCGAACTGTTGTAACTGGCGTAGTCCGGATGGGCTAAAAATTGCCGTTGCTGTGTCTGTTACGTCGTGGTTTCCCACTGTGATGATGTCATTGCTCATGCGTATTGGTCCTGTTTGCGCACCCATGCTGGGCGTTGAATTTTTTCGACGCCGCCCCATTCATCGGTGATGCGGCACTGGTGATAGGTATTCAGATCCCGGCGGTAGAGTCGGTGACCCTCGTCTACGTCTGCTGCGTCGAGTTCAAAAACGCGTACCGGGTAGCGGCCGCAGTCGATCGTCTCGCTGACAGCCAGGAAGAAAAATCCGGGAGTTTCGCCGGTGACCTGCTGGAATCCATCGCGGTACATGGCATCCTGGACGTGATAGCGGAACTCCTCGATGTGGCGCGCGAAACGGTCCATGTCTGCAACCTTCTTCACGTCCACAATTACCGGGTGATCACTCAAGTGCCTGTCTGGCCGGCACCGGCACAACTCACCAGTTTCCGGATCAGTCCAGTAAAATGAAGATTCGCAATTGCCGTCAGCTTCGAGCATCCAGCGCGCCGCGGGGTGAGCCATAACGCTGTCGCGCATTAACTGAAGTTTCCGTCCTTGCTCTGCGTCCATGACGGTTTTACCGGTATGCTCGCAGTCTTTCAGAAATGCCGCCTCGGCTTCCTTGCCGGCGGTGGTGCGCCGGTTAAATTCCGGCGCGATGATGAACCGCTTGCTGAATTCGTCCGGCTCAAGCAGCTTGCAGTGCAGAGCCGTTCCCATGTCCAGTGCCTTTAGCTTTTCAGTGTCGACCGGTGCCGACTTGATCCACTGAAGCAGAGCCGGGTTCTTGGCGACCATATCCAACTGAGACTTACTCACGCCTTCGCCGGCGTGGTAATCCTCGTTTGAAATATCGTGGTAGATGCCTTGTTTCATTACGCCACCTCGTCGAACTGGTGGCGCCGGCGGTAGATCTCCATTGCGCGCTGCCGCTTTACCAGCTCCGCTATGCAATCCCAAATTGCAGCGTCTGCCAGTTCCTGGTATTCGGTTGAGTCGGCGCCCAGGGCTAAAACCTCCGGTTCAAATTCCGGCGGAAGGTACTTGCTGATGAAAGCGGTGAAGCCGTGAATCGGCACATTCTTATCCAGCGCCTCAACCTCTGCATAAACTGCCTCGTTATCCTGCTCTGTGAAGCTGGCAACGATTTTTTCAATATCGATAGCCTGTTGTGCGTTCATAATGGCCTCAGTAGTTAATGGTCATGTGCTGCACCTGCATACGTGCAACTGCTTCAACGCATTTTTTCGCGCAATCTTCCTGCACTCCCGCCGCCACCAAATCGGCAACAACAGAGCGATTAACGGCGCGACGATGCTCAACATCTGCCGATTTAGCCGCAATTTCGTCCGCTGCTTTTTTCTCTGCAGCAATCCGATCCTGCTCTGCCTTTTGTGCCCGAAGCCGTTCAGCCTCAACGGCTTCTTGCTTCTCGCGTTCAGCACGTTGTTCTGCTGCAATGCGCTCTTGCTCTGCGCGTTCGGCTGCTGCCTTTGCATCGGCTTCTCGTCTGGCCGCGGCTTCGAGTTCTGCCCGGCTATTTTCTTCTGCTTCTCTGCGCGCGCGTTCTTCTGCTTCGCGTTTGATTTGTGCTTCTCGTTCCCGCTGTGCAGCCTCGGCTTGCTCAATGCGCAGGCGCTCGAGCTCTTTCGCTTCAGCCTCGCGTTGCCGTGCCGCTTTCAGAGCCACTTCTAACTTGGTGATAGCTGCGTCTTTTGCTACGCCTGCCTCTGCCGTAACCTCCTGCCATGAGTCATCTATCGCTGTTGCTTTAACCGATTCCAGCCTTGCCGCTATCTCTTCCGCTGGTGGGACGCTGCCAAACTCATCGACAACGTTGGCAATTTCACGAAGCGCTGACAGTCGTTGCTGCAGGTCGGCAACGCGTTGCTTTTCTGCATTCTCAAATTCGGTAAGAGGAAGGCGTACTGCGTCACGAAGCTGATCGCATGCATCAACAAATCGTTTAATTTCCTGCTCAGCAGGTTTTACTGCTTCTTTCAGGCGGCGGAGGTAATCACGCCCTGGCTTCTCGACCGCTGTCTTGCTTCTGGAAACCTGTGCCGCTAGTGATGCGATCCTGTCGCGTCCTTTCTTGGTTGACAGGTCTGGTACTTCATTGGCCACCGCCTCCTTGATCTGCTCGAAAAACCGATCTAGGCCGTTTGGTTTATAAATTGCTGGCGCCATCTCTTCGGTTATGCTGATAGCCGGTAGTTGTTTTTCTTCGCTCATCTGTGTGCAACCTCTAATTGATTGGCCGCGTCCAGCGCGACACGTGTTGTAAATGCCCAGTGCAGGGCTTCATTGAAATCTGCAAACCGCCAACTGACACAGCCGCAGACGGTCACGCAGAAAATCCCGTTTATGGTTTGAGAAATCATTTTCATCTCTTTAAGTTACCTATTTGGTAACTACTAAGGTCAAAGGAATGCACGGAATCCGTGCTGTTTCACCGCATCATCGCGGTGCCTCAATTCCTGCCTGATTGTTAAAGAGCATCATTACCAGATTGGTAACTTCTTGAGGTAATAATCGACCGTAAAAGGGTTGTTGTCAATAGTCAGTAATAGAAAAAATTACCCAATAGGTAATTATTGGTGGCTTGAGAAACCGCCGCATGGCGGTAACTTGTTGTCATGAAATGGGATTGTCTTGTTAGATTCGCGCCTGCTGCATCACGAACTCAATGAATGATTCGATCTTGGCTTTATCTTCGGCCGGCAACTGCGCGTATTGTGATCGATCATAGTTAATCAGGGTAGGGTCTTTCGGCTTCAGCAGCAGCTCATAGCCGCGGCGCCCGAAAGCACCGGCGATCGCTTCCAGGCTGTTGATGGTGATATTGCCTTCACGGCTCAGCACCCGGTTAACTGTAGATTGGCCAACGCCGGCGGCGGCGCCAACTTTAGCCTGGCTGGAAAGCTCGCGGTTGTTGCTCATCCACAATTCCAGGTTGCTCGCCACAATGGCGCCGACTTCGGTTTCTTCTTGCACAGCTTCGGCGCCGGCAGCCATTGCCATCATGTGATCGCGGTCCAACCAAAACTTAGGTTTATTCGCTGCAACCTCAAGCTTGCGCGCTACTGAGTCACCGATTGTCTTGTGGTTCTTGTCTGTCGCCGGCTTCAGCCAACGGCTGATCACGTTGGCATTAATCTCCAGCCGTTCCGCCAGGCGTACTTGTCGGCCATCGAAATCACGGTTGATGATGTCGCGGAGGTTCTCGCGGCGGATGTCGTTAATGCTTTTCATAGTGGTTTCACAGTCCCTTGAATAGGTTGTTGCCTGTATTTAAAACAAAATTACCTAAATGGTAAACGAACCGGAAAGGTAACAAACTTGCGAATTGGCACCATTTAGGTAATTATCTGCACGATCAAACATTGAAAAGAGGCAGGATATGGAGCCGTTTAACTTCAAACAATTCTGGCTGGGGATGAGCAAAGATGAGCGTGATGCGTTTGCAGAAGAAGCCGGCACCACCGCGCTCTACATCATGACGCATACGCAGAGGAAGACGCGAATGCCTAAGAAAAAGTTCATTGATCAGCTGTTTAAGGCGTGCAAGAAAAGAAAGCCGGATTTGACAAAACAGGAGCTGGTGCTGTTCTTCTACTGATTAACGCCACCACACCAAGGGTCGCTAACGCGGCCCTTTTTTATTGCTCACAGCCACGGGTAATAAAAATCTATTTATGGTTGATCTATTTTTGCTTTGCATGCATTCTTACATCACTGACGACAGTAAAAGAGGCCTATGAATGAAAATTGTTACCCGGGCCGAGGCCATAAATCTCGGTCAACTCCGGTTCTATACCGGCAAGCCTTGCCGTAATGGTCACTACTCTGAGCGCTTTACGAGTAACGGCGTTTGTGTGGAATGCTCCGCGCAACACTCCTCCGCTTACCGCAAGCACATCAAGAAACTGATCCACGACGCCAGGGCAAAAGTAGCGGAGGTGAGCTGATGGCCGGCGACTGGATAAAAATGCGTTCTGACCTTCACACACATCCGAAAATTGTCCGCATGGCGTCCGCATTGAAAGCGGACAGACTTCGGATTGTTGGCGGACTACATTCCGCATGGTGTCTCTTTGATGTCCATTCTGTTGACGGATTCCTTGACGGTTACAGTCCTGAAACGCTCGACGACATGATCGGATTTCCTGGATTTTCTCGCGCAATGATGGCTGTTGGCTGGCTGGAAGTTGACGGCGAAAACCTCGTAATGCCCAGATTTGACGAGCATAACGGGCAGTCTGCCAAGCGTCGCGCGCAGGATGCAGCGAGGAAAAGAAGCGTCCGCAAAATGTCCGCATCACAAGCGGACAAAATGACGACCAGAGAAGAGAAGAGAAGAGAAGATCTAAAAGATAAAGATCCCCCTCTTACTCCCCCAAAGGAAAAACAAGCTTATCCCTATCCGGAAGGATTGAACGTATCCGCATGGGAGGAGTGGAAGCAGTATCGCCGTGATTTGAAGATCAAGGCGTATGCACCAACGCCAAGGAGCGAAGGGGCGGCAATCACGAACCTGCTGAAGCTGTCAGGCGGAGATCTGCAGGTGCAAGTAGAAATCATCAAGCAAAGCATGGCCAATAGTTGGCATGGGTTATTTGAACTTAAGACCGGAGGCAACCATGAGACAGGCGGGCGATATGGTGCGGGACCTGATTACAAAGGCAACGCAGTCGAAGCAGTTCACGCAGCAACAGCCAGGATGCGAGAGCAATACGGACTCACAAGCCCTGGACAGAACAATCAGGATTTGGGATCGCATGGTGGAACTGTATTCGGACAAATGGACCAGGCGGAACGGACTGACCCCCCCATCACTCTGGATCAACGCGATTGGAAAGCTGTCTGACGCTCAGATCAAGGCTGGCATAGGTGAGTGCATGAGGCAGTGCCTGGTTGAAGGCAATAAGTTCGCTCCGGACCTGTCCGACTTCTTGGCATACGTCAGCAGCAGCACAAAGCATGGCCTTGGAATCGACGTTGACGAGGTGATGCAGGAGTTTAATGCCTACTGCAAGAACCGAAGCCGCTACAGCTGCGCGGAAACATATCCTTGGAAGCATCCAGTTTTCTACTGGATATGCTGTGACCTTCGCTCTGAGATGATCCAGAAAAACCTTACCAGCGGAGAGCTGGAAAAGCTGGCAAAGAAAAAACTGAATGCTTGGGGCGCCAAAGTGCAGGCTGGAGAATCGATCCCCGATCCGGTTCCCTTGCTCTCTGAAAAAGCATCCTCGCGGAAACGCGGTGCACCGGGTGCTGGCCATTCAGCAGCAATGGAAATGCTGGCTAGATTGCGAAACGGAAAACCGAATACGAATTGAAATGCTGAAATTACTGCGGCTACGGTGGGTAGATTGCGTCAAGTGCCTTGATGGCATGTAACGAGATGGGTTAAGCCATAAAATCGATTGTAAGCCCGTACAGAGAGTTTTAGCGCATGTGCGATTTGTGAGAGCAATCGCTATTTTTTAGTTGCAAATAATTACCTAATTGGTAATGATTACCTAAAAGGTGGTTTAAGGAGTGAGCAGTGAGCAACGTAATCATCGGGATAGACCCAGGGTGTTCAGGCGCGATTGTCGTGCTGGATGACTGTGGCGTGTATCAGGACTCGATTTGCATGCCAACGGTCAAGGTAGGCACCAAGTCACGCGTTAACGGAGCTGCCATAGCGTCGTTTCTGCGTTCGTTTGACCTGGCTGAGTCAAAGGCCTTTTTAGAGCAAGTCGGTGCCATGCCTGGCCAGGGCGTTAGCAGCATGTTCACGTTTGGCCATGCCGCTGGAGTTGCCGAAGGGATCCTGCAGGGGCTGTTTATTCCATACAGCTTGGTAACTCCTCAAGCCTGGAAGAAAACCGCCGGCCTGATCGGTAGCGACAAAGACGCAGCGCGCAGCCGGGCAATCCAGCTTTACCCGTCACTGCGAATCCTTGACCAGAAAGCCAAAGGCCAGGCTGTAGCCGACGCGCTGCTCATCGCCCGCCACGGAATCGGAGCGTAACGATGGACAACATCGACGATGCAAACGAGCGCGCAGCCACATACCTGCAGGCGCAGATCGATGCAGTAACCAAAAAGTCATCACTGCCGGCGGCGCATGAGTGCGACGAGTGCGGCGAAGAAATCCCAGAAGCACGGCGCAGAACCGTGCCAGGTGTCCGGCTCTGCATCGACTGCAAAGAGCTGGAAGAACTGAACCAACGTACACACAGGTAAGGATTTGATAATGAAAAATATCGTTGAAAATCAGGGTATAAAAACTGATAAGCCGTTGCCAATGAGTTACGAAGCGCTGAAGGCTGAGCGCGATGCGCTGGCTGTGGAGAATGCGGCGCTGAAGCGCGAGCGTTCTGAACTGAGCGCTATCGGCGAGTTAATCCGAACCCAAGATAACCGCATAACTGACCAGCCATTTTTTGCAGTCATGACCAAGCGGGAAATCGTCGCCTCTGAAGACCATGACTGCGATCGTATTTGCTGGGTTGAAAACCAGAGTGGCGATTATGTCGAAGCCACAGAAACACAGCATCGGCGCTTGGAGGCCATCTATCAGGCCAAATACGAAGTTAGGGATGGCTGGGATAGATACGCCATGAAAGAGATTGATGTGTTTGTGACCGGCTGCTTTACCGAGCAAGGTTGCAAAGACTACATCAATAAAAATGGGCACAACCTCAATAAGCCGTTCATTTACGCCTTTGGAAGCTATCGCAACGATGAATATCAAACGGTACGGAAATTCATCATGCAGATGCCAGAAACCCCAGCCACTGACGCAGCACTTGCAGCTATCCGTGCTCAAGCCGTTGAAGATGCAGTGAAGCAAGTTCTCAGCGTGGACACGATCGCATCTACTGCTGTGATTTCTCACCTGCTGCGTACATATGCCACCGAGCTTCGGGAGGCCAAATGAAAGAGCGCCCAGTGATGCCAGCAAATGAACTGAAGGCGTTCAGCGTGCAAGCCGATGAGTTCGGCTGCATTCGATTCGCCAAAACGCATGTAGCGGCCCGTCGTGAAGGTGCAGCAGAACTTGATGTTGAGTTTGGCGATATCGTTTCATGCCGCCGTGCACCGGAATTGGATAAGTACGCCGCTGTGGGTCACGTGCCATGGAAGGTGCTTATCGAGGAGCATGGCTGGTCGCAAGAGTGCGGATATTGCAACCATCGCGTCTACGACGAAACAGAAGGCCGTGTCTTTGACGATAAATGTGAGCAGGCATTCTGCGATATCGAATGCCAGGCACGCCATGAAAACGTGCTCATTGATATGGGGATTCGCCAGTCAGGTGACAGCGCTAGGGAGGTGGAGCGTGGGTAACAAATCGATCAACAAATGTCAGGTTATGCATGCTCAGCGATGCCAGCGTCGAGGTGCGCGAGGGAAGTACAAACACATGCCGAGCCGCCGCCTGATCGGAAACTTAATTGCAGAGAAAATAATTACCGAAATTCTGCGCGAAGAACGCGAGCGGGCCGAGGCCCAGGAGAAAGCATTATGAGCAAAGCGACATACTTAAAAGATTTGAACCATGCGCACTTCATCGAAAGTTCATCCAGGAGCAAAAAAGCCAGAGCGCCATACAAAAACATGGATAAAGACCGCTGGGTTGAAGTCTGTAACGCCCATAACCGAAGAGTAATCCGCAAAGCCAAGCGCTCTATCGGCAAATCAAATAAAAACGGTTGTCGTCGCACTGCAATGGGCCTGCGCGGCTTTCTCAACGAACTGAACATGTGGGCGCAGTTTACCAACGTCAATCGACAAGGCTCAGACATACCTAAGCGCGTTTACCGCATTAACCACCGAGGGGTAATTTCTCATGGATAAGCTGAGCGAACTGAGCAAGCCGGTGGCGTATAAATTCGACCACGGCGTTATGGGGCCGGGTGATTTCAAATATGGCACGCCGCAAATGCATTCCACGGCGAAGGATGAAAACGCAAGCCCACTCTACTCGCAAGAGTACGTCTCCGCCCTGCTGGCAGAAAACGAGCGCGTTGCCAGTGACCTTGTCGCCAGAAATGGCGAGATCGAAGGGATGAAAAAGAGAGCTTCCGAGCTGGAAGCCCACAACGCAAGGCTGAGGGAATGGAACGCAGGATTGGCACAGGAATCATGTGAGCTACAGGCCAAGCAGGAAGCCGTTAAATCAGACGCCTCCCAGGTGTTCAAAGAAATCGGCAACGAGCTTGGCTGCAATCCCGACAACGAGTCGATCATGGCTGCTATCGATGAGCTGAAAGAGCGGCTGGCTACGCCGGTGCGGTTGCCGACCGCTCTGTTCTGCCCCGAAGAATATGTCGGCAGCCTCTTGTGGTCAGAAACTGAGGCCTACAATAAGGCAATTAGCAAGTGCGTGGAAGGAATACACGCCGCTGGCTTCACCGTAGAGGGGGATGAGTAGCCATGAATGAATTAGTCAAGCCAACAAAGAAATGCCTGAACGATGGCGCTGTTGAATATCTGGCGTCAGATGATTGCCGGTTTCTGGTTATGCGCGGCGACTATACCGAGGCCGATATTATCCAGGCTGCGGTAAATCAAGACCAAATCGATAGCGACATTGCTGAGACTTGGGCGCGCACCGCTCGATATTACCAATCCTGGTACAAGGTAAGCCCGATTGGCGGCCAGGATGGTTACGGCAGTTGGAACCACCCACGCGATACGCCGTGCCGGGGTGCCTATTTCGCATCAACATTGTGCTGGGACTAAGGGGGATGCATGACACTAACGACTGAGCGGTTGAAAGCGCTACTTGATGAGCTGAAATCTTGGCAATACGGCTATGACCCAGTAGACGACAAAGAGCAATTTGACATGCTGGCAACGGCAGAATGGGCGGTAATCGAACTCCTGGCTAACCGGGATGCGCAGCCGGTGGCATGGTCAACGGTATTCGGCGACAAGCGAGCGGTTACTGTTCATGCCGACACTGCTGAAGTTTGGAATAGTGATGGGCTGCAAGTGCAATCTCTGTACACAGCCCCGCCAGCGCCAGCAGTGAACGCATCGCCAGATTTTGAGTCGTGGTTTGTTGAAAAATATAAGCAGCCAGAGCGCCTGATGAAGAATGAAGATGGCGCCTACAAGTTCTCTGGCGTTCAGATGGCTTTTTCTGCATGGAGTGATGGCCGCGCCGCAATGCTGAATGTCTCCTTCATTGGTGAGGGAGACATGGCTCAACCTGTAAGTGGCGGTTACAAGTTGCCGGAGAGCTGGATAGCGTGCAGCGAACAGACCCCTGTTGCCGACGGCGCTTATTGGTGCTGGTTCGGGAAAGAGAAACCTAGCGTTATTCAGCAGCGAGTTTGCATCTGGAACGATAGAAACCATGAGTGGTGTGACAGCGCTGTAACCCACTGGATGCCATTACCTGTAGCGCCGGAGGGTGGGAATGGGTAAGAGCGACGAACAACGCAAGGCTGACGCGCGCGACCGTAAGCGCGCCCAGCGCCAACGCGAAAGAGAAGCGGCAAGCAGCGCAGCTGTAAGCGGCCGGCGACGGATTACGTTCGAGGTTAGCGATCACATCTTCGAGCAGATCAAGGCCAACTGTAGTGCGCGGCGCCCAGGGAAAGAACCGTATAGCGTCGATGAGTATTTCGAACTGCTGGCGGTGCAGGACATCAACCAACTGAAGCGCCAACTTGCGGAACTGGCCAGCCATAAATGCCAGTGCGGTGAGTCTATGCCTGGACCTTCCGGCGGGTGTTACCGAAATGGTGAAGCGGTGTGCGGGCAGACACAGATCTGGCGAGAGCTGATGCTCAAGACGCTGTAGCCGATTGCGGAAAATTTGACTCATCTGGTCTAAAATATTACTGTTTATGTATACAGTATTTTCAGGTGAGTTATGAGCAAGAAAGCAGACATTTATCAAGTGGTCTACAGGGGAGAGTGGCTGCAGCAGTTTGTTCCAGGTGGATGGGTTTTCTTTCAACGTAATATAGAATATGGCGGTGGCTATTGGCTTGGCAGGACATACGAGAATGTCTTCATAATCGAGTATGAGCGGCCGGTTTCGCTTAACGAGGGTATCCAGTTTATCCTTGCGATAATGGCGATAGAGCGCAACTCGCCGACATTTGATGATGACTTCGAGCTTGTGTGACGTGTCACACAATAGAGCGTGACAATGAAGCAAGGTCACACACGATAAAACCGCCGCTTGGCGGTTTTTCACTGCGTGTTATGATATTACCCAGGAGGTAATTTTTATGGCGAGAGACGGTAAGCTTAACGCGCAGATGGAACGCTTCTGCCAGGAATACATCAAGAACCCGGACAACCAGACCGCGGCGGCGGCGGCGGCCGGCTATAAGAATGCGGCTGTGTCGGCGTCCCGCCACATGGATAACCCGAAGGTGCAGGAGCGCATCGCAGAGCTGATGAAGCAACGCAATAAGCGCGTGAAGATCGACGCTGATTATGTTTTGCGGCAATCGGTAAAAATCCATGAGCGTTGCATGCAGGAGATTGAGCCATTCACCGACGCCAAAGGCAACCATATCCATGATGACAAGGGCCGACCGTTATACGTGTTCGATGCAAAAGCAGCTATCTCAGCGCTCAATCTCGTTGGTAAGCACGTCGATGTTCAGGCATTCAAAGAGCGGGTAGAGGTGTCTGGAAAGCTAGACGTTGTTAATCGTGTTGTGGCAGCCAGGAAACGCGCAAGAGGTGAGTTTAAAGATGACTGATTCGGTTGAGGCGCTAGATCCAGAAGAAATGCTCGCCGATGATATGGGGCGGTTCTTTTACGACCCTCTGGGATGGGTGATGTACGCTTTCGATTGGGGCGTTGGAGAGCTGGAAGGTTTTGACGGTCCAGATAAATGGCAGCAAGAGTTTCTATCTGATTGGGGTGACGCCATTGTCAAGAATGACTTTAACGGCATCACACCGGTGGAGGCATATCGTTCTGCAACAAGCTCCGGCCATGGGATCGGTAAGTCAGCATTATCAAGTTGGATCATTCTGTACATCATGAGCACCAGGCCGCAATCCAAAGGGGTCGTCACATCGAATACCAGTGACCAGCTTAAGACTAAAACTTGGGGTGAGCTTGGTAAATGGCGCAAGCGTTGCATTACTGGTCACTGGTTTGAATACAACAACGGTAAAGGCAATATGAACATCTACCACAAGGAACACCAGGAAAGTTGGCGGGTAGATGCGCAGACATGCCGTGAGGAAAACAGCGAATCATTCGCCGGGTTACATGCGGCCACATCTTCGCCTTGGTACTTATTCGATGAAGCCAGCGCAGTGCCTGACGCGATTTGGGAAGTTGCCGAGGGTGGTTTAACGGATGGTGAGCCGTTCTGGTTTGTGTTCGGTAACCCAACGAGAAATAATGGACGATTCCGAGAGTGCTTCAGGAAGTTCAGCAAACGTTGGCGCTGTCGCCAGATAGACAGCCGTCTGGCCAAGATGACCAACAAGGAGCTGATAGCACAGTGGATAGAGGACTATGGCGAGGAAAGCGACTTCGTTAAGGTTCGTGTCCGCGGTATCTTCCCATCTACGTCTAACATGCAATTTATCTCATCTGACCTTACCGACGCAGCTGTAGGCCGAGTTATTACGCCAGGACAGGTTCAGCATGCAGCCGTTGTTATTGGCGTTGACCCGGCTCACGGAGGGGATGACATGGCGGTGATTTATCTCAGGCAGGGACTGCATACCAAGAAGCTTGGCGAGTGGCAAAAAACAACTGATGATGTTTGGTTTGCCAAAATAATCGCTCAATTTGAGGACCAATACCAAGCTGACGCTGTGTTTATCGATTACGGATATGGCACCGGGGTGAAGTCGGTTGGTGATAACTGGGGGCGCACATGGCAGCTAATCCAGTTTGGCAGTGGATCGTCTGATCCGCAGATGGCCAACAAGCGCGGGGAAATGTACAACGCAATCAAGACCTGGCTCAAGGATGGCGGATCGCTTGATAGCCAAAGCATAGCTGAAGAAATATCTGCGCCTGAATTCAAGGTAAGGCTGAAAGATAGCAAAATAGTGCTACAGGAAAAGGATGAGATTAAAGAATTGCTGGGGAGATCCCCTAACGATGCCGACGCATTGGCTCTTACCTTTGCCTTCCCTGTGCTGAAACGCCAGCACGCATTGCCCGGCGAGAAGCGCGGAGGGGCGATAACAGATTACGACCCATACGCATAAAAAAGCCCGCGGTTGCGGGCTGTTGTCATTTCACTAAACTGGCAGCGTACTCGATGAGGTAAAGCTTCGGAGCTAACCAAATCTTCAGCCAAGTCATATTAAGCAGCACGCTACCAACAAAACTCACATATAGCAGCCCAAAGAACGCCAAAATCATAATGGCTGGGCTTGCATCGCCCTCGCTATCGAATACAAGCGTCCATTGATATCGCTCTTTTTTCTCACCGTACTTGACTAACTCGCCAATTTTTTTCCGGGTGAATTGCTTCTTCAGGAACCAGACAGCAAATGGAATGCTGATTAGACACAACATCGACAGCACCATGCTTCGCGTGAAATTCCACAGCAGAAGCTGGTGCACAACATCAGGGATTTGCGCCTGGCTGAAAGACACCGCCGCGTCGATACCGTCACTTGCCTTTTGGAGAAGCTCAGCCAGTATCTTGTTTGCTTGCTCGTTCATGGTCAACACCTCACAGTTTAATCTTGTCGAACGCTGCACTGATGTTCTCAGCGAGAGCTTCCAGGCTTTCCTTGCTTTCACAGCTGCCTCGGTCGATCAGAACGCTGCGCAGTGCATCAAGCTTGGCGTGGTATCGAGCCATAGCCTCTTGTTGCTTTCCATTGTGGCCGGGATTGAGTTCGATTAATGCTTTGGTCATGGTTGATTCCTCGTTAAAAAAATGCCCGCGCAAGGCGGGCTAAATCCTACACACAGCATTCCAGGGTGATAACGGTCGCGGCTATCGTGAAACACCATCCACCAAGTTCCGACACCCCCTACAAGTGTTTGCACCTGATTAAGTTCGGATGATGCTTCGCGATAGCTCATCGAGAGCACCGATACCAGTTTTATACTGTGTAGAGTGATAGAAGCTGGCTCGGCTTACGCTCTCAATGATTACCATAAAGGTAATTTGTTTTGATTATAACGTCAACAAATTAGTCAAAATAATTCTCATGTGGTTTAATTGGTAATTATTTGGGAGGGTTACGCGCATGTGCATGAGTACGCCGAAGGTTTCAACGCCACCGCAGCCACAGGCAGCGCCGCAAGCGCAGGATGCTGCAGTGATTGATGCTGCCGATAAGGATAAGGCTCGACGCCGTGCAGCCGCTGGCCAACAGTCAACAATCCTTACTGGTGCGCAGGGCGCCACTGGCCAAGCCAGCACTACCGGCAAAACTCTGTTGGGTGGCTGATCATGGCTGAGCAGGAATCCCGCAAGCAGTTTCTGGAAAAGCAGCTGTCTCAGCTCGTAACCGCACGGACTTCGTATGACTCGCATTGGAAAGAACTGAGCGATTTCATCCTGCCAAACTGCGGGCGATTCCTGACAACCGACGCCGGCCGCAACAAGCGCAACACCAAGGTTGTTGACCCTACCGGCGGGCTTGCTTCGCGCACTCTTGAATCTGGCATGTTGTCCGGCATCACCAGCCCGACGCGCCCGTGGTTTTCTCTGAGCACTCCCGACAAGCAGCTGATGGATAGCTGGCCAGTCAAGATGTGGCTTTCTCAGGTCGTCGAATTGATGAACGACGTGATGAACAAATCCAACTGGTATCAGTCCCTGACGGTGCTCTACCGCTACCTTGGCACATTTGCCACTGGTGCGATTTCCATCCTGGAAGATGAAGAGGATGTGATCCGCACGCATGTGCTGCCGATTGGGAGCTACTACATCTCGAACAGTGATCGCCTGCAGGTCGACACTGTATTCCGCAAATTCTCCATGACCTGCCGCCAGCTGGTGACCAAGTTTGGAAAGGAGAACGTGAGCGATGCCGTGGCATCCGCATGGGATACCGGCTCGTTTGAAACGTGGTTCGAAGTCGTGCATGCCGTATTGCCGAACACCAACCGTGACACTGGAAAGCTGAACGCGAAGAACAAGCGTTTCAGCTCGATTTATTACGAACCAGGCGGCTCCGGCGACAAGCTACTGAGCGAGTCTGGTTTCGATGAAATGCCTATCTTGGTGCCGCGCTGGGACATCAACGGCGAGGATGCTTACGGCTCATCATGCCCTGGCATCCTTGCATTGGGCGGCGTTAAAGCGTTGCAGCTTCAGCAGAAGCGCAAAGACCAAGCGATCGACAAGCTGGTTAACCCGCCAATGATGGCGCCAAGTTCGATGAAGAATGAACGCCTGTCGTTGCTGCCTGGCGATGTTTCCTACTACAACGGCGCCGGCGACACGGCTGGATTCAAACCGGTTTACGAGATCAACCCACGCATTCAGGAACTGCTCGGCAGCATTCAGGACGGGCGCCAGCTTGTTAATGAGTGCTACTTCGTTCCGCTGTTCAACATGTTCAGCAACGTCAACACCCGTAGCATGCCGATCGAAGCGGTCAACGAGATGCGCGACGAGAAGATGCTGCAGATCGGCCCAGTGCTTGACCGCCTGAACGATGAACTGCTGGACCCGGCTATCGATCGGATTTTCAACATCATGATGCGCCGCGGCATGTTGCCACCACCTCCTGATGAACTACAGGGGCAGCCGCTGCGCGTGGAATACACCAGCGTTATGGCGCAGGCGCAGAAGTCTGTTGGCATTGGCTCCATCGAGCGCTTTGTCGGCTTCATCGGGAATATGGCTGCGGCAGGGTTCCAACAGGCCGCTGACAAGCTTGATGTTGATCAGGCGATCGATGAATACGGCGACATGCTTGGCGTGCCTACGACGATCACCAAGTCCGACGAGCAGGTGCAGGCAGAACGCGAGCAGCGCGCACAGCAACAACAGGCGGCACAAAGCCTGCAGATGGGCGCCGGAGCCGCGGATATCGCGAAGACTCTCAGCCAATCAGGAACTGCAGACCCTAACTTACTGACCAGCATTCAGCAGGCTATGCAGCAAGGCCAGGGGGCGCAGCAATGATGACTCGCGAGCAGCTTCAGCAACGCCACTCCGATGACGTGAAGAAGGTGATGGCAACAGAGAGTGGCCGCCGTTTTGTATGGGGGCTTCTCGATCAGGCTGGTGTGTTTCGCATCTCATTTACCGGCGAGGTGAACAGCACAATTTTCAATGAAGGTAACCGCAATTCAGGGCTGGCGCTATTCAACGACGTGTTGAAGTTCTGCCCTGAACTGTACCTAAAGATGGCCGCCGAGGCCGAGAAAGACAGAGAGGCTAATCATGGCAACACAACGCCAGAAATTGATCCGGAATGACGGCGGCGTGCAAGTCGTTAAGGTTCTGAGCGGCGGCGGTTCCTCCGTTGCTTGGGGTGACATCACCGGCAAACCAACCACATTCGCACCGCCGGCGGCATCCGCTTCTGTAGTCGGCGGCGTGAAGCAGGCTGCAACCCAGGCTAACTCAACCGCAACCGATGCGGCTGGGCTGGTAACTGACTTTAACGCTCTGCTGGCCAAGTTGAAGGCCGCGGGGATCATGGCTTAAGAGGCAACGCATGAACTTGTTCGAACGTTTGATGTATCGCCGCCTGTGCTCTGAAGCTCCGCCTGAAGGCGGTGATGGCGGTGCAGCTCCTGCAGCAACCGGTGATAACCCGGCAGCAGATACCAATGCAGCTAATCCGGCGGAAGGTGGCAACCCGGAAGGTGAAGGAAAACAGGAAGGCGGCAAGACGGTCGAAGAACTCGCGGCAGAAAAAGACGCGAAAGAGAAAGCTGATAAGGAAGCTGCGGAAAAAGCGGAAAAGGAAAAGAAACCCGCGGCGCCGGAGAAATACGAGTTCACGCCGCCGGAAGGCCAGGAACTTGATGCCAATGCTCTGGCTGTGTTTGAGCCGATCGCCAAAGAGCTGGGATTGAGCCAAGAGCAGGCGCAGAAGCTGGTCGACATCTATCCGCAGATCCAGCAGCAGCAGGCAGAAGCCTGGAGCAAGCAAGTTTCGGATTGGGGTGAGCAGGTCAAGGCCGACAAAGAAATCGGCGGCGACAAGTTCAACGCCAGTGTAGGCGCCGCGCAGCGCGCGCTGGATCAGTTCGGCAACCCAGAGTTGCGCGAATACCTGAATGCGAGCGGCCTGGGCAATCACCCGGCACTTGTTCGCTTCTGTGCAAAAGTCGGCAAGGCGATGGCTGAAGATACCTTCGTCGTGCCAAATCAAGGCGGTCAGCGTAGCGCGGCCGACATTCTCTACGGCAAGAAGGAGTAACACCGAATGGCTATTAAAAGCACCAACGCGCTGACGCTGGCAGACCACGCAAAGCGCATGGACCCGGACGGGAAGATCCCCGCAATCGTTGAGTTGCTTTCACAAACCAACCCTATTCTGACCGATATGGTTTATGTGGAAGGTAACTTGCCAACTGGTCACCGAACTACGATCCGAACCGGTTTGCCGGCTGCTGCCTGGCGCCTGTTGAACTACGGCGTTCAGCCAAGCAAATCGACTACCGCGCAGGTTACTGACTCATGCGGGATGCTTGAGGCGTATGCAGAAGTTGATAAAGCATTGGCCGATCTGAACGGGAATACCAATGCTTTCCGTTTATCTGAAGATCAGGCCTTCCTTGAGGCCATGAACCAGCAGATGGCAGAAACCCTGTTCTACGGTGACACTCGCATCAACCCACAGCGTTTTACCGGCCTGTCCGCGCGTTACAACGACCTGACCGCCAAGAACGCTCAGAACATTATCGATGCGGGCGGCACTGGCTCTAATCTCACCTCAATCTGGTTGGTTGTGTGGGGCACTAACACAGTGCACGGCATCTTCCCTAAAGGCCAGGCGGCTGGCCTGAGCCACAAAGACAAGGGCGAGGTTACTCTCGAAGATGCTGAGAAAGGCAAATATGAAGGCTACCGCACTCACTACAAGTGGGACAATGGCCTGACTGTTCGTGACTGGCGCTATGTGGTGCGCATTGCCAACATCGATACGACCAAGCTGGGCGCCGACGACGGCCCGAACCTGGCCACGCTGATGGTGCAGGCTCTGCATCGCATCCCTAACCTACAGATGGGCAACGCAGTGTTCTATATGAACCGCGATGCAGCTGAATACCTGGACATTCAGGCAACTGAAAAAGCCTCTCTGGCGATCAGCGTTAAAGAAACCGAAGGCGTGTGGTGGACTTCGTTCCGCGGCGTGCCAGTTCGCACCTGCGATGCTCTGCTGAGCACTGAATCACAGGTTCAATAATCCCGGCTGAGCCGCCGGGCGCGGCTCTCCTTTCTCACTGATGGAGAGACAAAATGATCCTCGACTATCTGAATATGTTCTCGCAGGCGCAGGCTGTTACGGCAACCGCGCCATCAACTGACGTAATCGACCTCGGCCCGCTGTATGCCGGCAATGATGTGCGCGATATCGGCCCTGGCTACCCGGTTGAGTTCATCGCCCAGGTGGCTTCCACTGCCGCGGCTGGCGGTTCCGCTACCGTAACGATCAGCCTGCAAACCTCCAAGACCAGCGATTTCGCCAGTGCAACCACACTGCTGCAGACCGGTGCAATCGCAGTTGCTGATCTGAAGGTTGGTTATCGCTACGTGGCCACTGTTCCACACGGTGTGCAGCGCTATCTGCGCGTCAACTACACCGTGGCCACTGGCCCGCTGACCGCCGGTGCTTTCACTGCTGGCCTGCTGCTGGATGCTGATGCACAACGCAGCTATGCAAGCGCCTTCAACATCACTGTTTAACGGGGCGTGACATGTCACAACTGAAAATGTACCGCGTCACACGGAAGTCATTCATCAACGGTCATCTGCTGGAAGAGGGCGACACAATCGAATACGGCGGCAGGGCTGGCGACAACCTGCAGCTGATCGATGGCGAAGGCAATCTGCTGGAAGAGGGCGGCGAAGGCGGAGATGACGACAGCACCAAGCTGGCCGCACTTCAGCAGCAGTATGAAGAAATCTTTGGCGTTAAGCCGCACCACAATGCCGGGGTGGCAAAGCTGACCGCCGACATTGAAACCAAGCGCAAAGAGTTAGGCATCAACTAACAAAGGGGCTTCGGCCCCTTTCTTTCCTGGAGTCCTCGCATGAAAACCGTAAACCTCAAGATCGGCACAGACACCTACGAAAGCGAAGGCGGAAAGCCGGAGACTCGCGACGAATATCCGTGGGGGCTTCGCTTCACGCTGAACAATGACACATTGGAAAAGCTGGGGATCCCACTGCCAAAGGTTGGCGAATCACTGAAAATTGGCGGCCTGGCTAAAGTGCTGTCTGTCTCCACCCGCACCGAAGGTGATAAAGCGGAAAGCAGCGTTGATCTGCAATTCACTGATATTGGCGTAGAGCCGGCGGCCGCGCCGCAGCGTTCTGCTGCTGACACACTTTATGGCGACGCAGGGGGCGAGTGATGGCATCCGTTATCCAGATCTGCAACGTGGCGCTTGGTCGGCTTGGCAACAGCCGAGTTATTGCCAGCTTGACGGAAAAGAGCAAAGAAGCGGCGGTATGCTCGCTGTTTTATGAAGACTGCCGCGATGCGGTACTGGCTGATTTTCCGTGGAGGTTCGCCACAAAGCGCGTGGCGCTCGCCGATCTGGATATCGAACAGCCTGATTGGCAATACAGTTACCGTTACCCGGTGGACTGCCTGCGCATTGTTGCGATCGTCTCTCCAGACGGTGAGCGCTTTATTACGCCAGAACGGCGCGTGCCGTATGAGGTCGGTTCTGATGAGAATGGCACTGGCCGTTTGATATTGACTGACCTGCCAAAAGCATGGCTGCGCTACGTGACGCGAGTCACCGACCCAAACATGTTTGATGCAGAATTCCGCGACGCACTTAGCTGGCGCCTGGCCGCCGAAATCAACATGCAGATCACTGGCGATGCCAGTCTCGGAAATCGCGCCGAGCAGAAATACCAACTCACCATTTCATCTGCGTCAACGCTGAGCATGAATGAAACCCAGGAGCCGCCGGCGCCGTGGTCTGAGGTTTCCGACGCGAGGGCATCATAATGACAACCAGCCTAATTCAACCGTCCTTTGCTGGTGGCGAAGTATCGCCAAGCCTTTACGGCCGTGTTGACCTGGAGAAATACCAGACGTCACTGCGCCGTTGCAGGAATTTCATCGTCCGCCAATATGGCGGCGTTGAGAACCGCCCGGGAACGCGCTATGTGGCGCCGGCAAAGTTCCCCGATCGCAAGTGTCGCTTGATCCCGTTCCAGTTCAACACGGAGCAGACCTATGTGCTCGAGGTCGGCGATCATTACTTCCGCGTGTTTATGGATGGCGCGCAAGTTGTCTACTCATCCGGCGCCAGTGCCGGCCAGCCTGTCGACGTAACAACGCCGTGGGCCGCTGCAGATATCGACCTGCTGAAATACACGCAGAGCGCAGACGTGATGACAGTTTGCCATCCGAACTATCCACCGATGGAAATCCAGCGGTATGCGCACGATGACTGGCGCACTGCAGAGGTGGCCACAGTCAGCGGTCCATTTGCTAACGTGAACATTGACGAGTCGATCACTGTCTACGCCAGCGCGACAAGCGGAACGGTAGATCTTACAGCCAGTGCATCGATCTTCAAAAGCTGGCATGTTGGCAAGCTATTCTACATGGAGCAGAAGAACGTCGACACGGTCGGGCGTTGGGTTACCGGTGAGCAGGTTAGCGTTGGGAATATCTGCCGATACCAGGAGAACTATTATCGTTGCGTTGATGCCGGCGAGCGAGGGCATACTGGCCCGGTGGCGCCAACGCATACAACTGGTGATAGCTGGGATGGCTGGGCTGTAGCCGGTTCTGATGCCTATGGCGTCAAATGGCGTTACTTGCATTCCGGCAGAGGCATTTGCCGCATTACTGCTGTAAGCGGCGACGGGATGACCGCCACCGCCGAAGTGGTGATCCGTAAGGATGGCGAGATTGAACTACCCGGCCAAGTGGTGGGCGCCGAGTCAGCAACATACAAATGGGCGCATTATGCCTGGAATGGTGACGCTGGCTACCCTGGCACCGTCGTGTACTTTCAGCAGCGCTTGATGTTTGCCGGTTCACGCAGTCAACCGCAAACCGTGTGGACCAGCCGCAGCGGCGACTATAAGGATTTCGGTACATCAAATCCAACCGTTGATGATGATGCGATCACCTATACCTACGCCGGGCGCCAGCTCAACCAAATTCGTCATCTTATCGATGTCGGATCCCTCGTCGCGCTAACCAGCGGTGGCGAGTACAAGGTGAACGGCAACCAGCAAGGAACGCTAACCCCGTCAGCCTTTCAATTTTCAAGCCAAGGTCAGAATGGCGCCAGCCACGTGCAGCCGATTGCGATCAGCAACGTCGCGCTATTCATACAGCAAAAGGGCGGCGCGGTGCGCGACCTTGCCTACTCGTTTGACGTTGACGGCTTCCAGGGTTCTGACCTGACCATCCTCGCTAACCACTTCTTTACCGGGTACCAGATTACCGATTGGGCGTTCTCCATCACGCCTATGTCGATCGTTTGGTGTACACGCAATGACGGCGCGCTGTTGGGATTAACCTACCTACGTGATCAGCAGGTAGCGGCATGGCATTTACACCCGGGCGCCGGGCGCTATGAATCAGTGTGCAGCATTGCAGAAGGAAACGAAGATGCGCTCTATTGCGTGGTTGAACGCACCATCAATGGCCAGCAGCGACGCTATATCGAGCGTATGCAGAGCCGCCTATACGATGTGATGGACGATGCCTTTTTCGTTGACTGCGGCCTGACGTATGACGGCAGGAACCGTGACGCCAGCAAAACCATGACGCTTACAGGTGGCGCAGGGGACTGGCCTTATGACGAAGAGATGACGCTGACGGTGGCGGGCGCCAGTTACTTCACGGCCGGTGATGTTGGCAGTGAAATCCACATGCCGTATATCGAGGATGATGTAAGCAAGGTGCTTAAGTTGCTGATCCGTTCGGTCGCAAGTGGAAACCAGGCAACCGTTACCAGCAACCGAAATGTGCCGCCGCAGTTCCGTGGTGTCCCGGTCAGTGACTGGAGCATGGCGCGCTCTGCATTCTCAGGGCTTGACCACCTCGAAGGCCAGACCGTGAGCATTTTGTCAGATGCCAACGTTGAGCCGCAGAAGGTAGTCAATGCTGGCGCTATCACCCTGGAGAAAGCCGGTGCCGTAGTGCATGCAGGCCTGCCGATCGCCGCAGTCATTGAAACGCTGGACGTTAACCTGAACGGCAACGAAACACTGCTGGATAAAAAGAAACTCTTCACGGCCGCATCGTTACTGGTGAATGAGTCGCGCGGTGTGTTTGCCGGCACGCCCGGCGGCGAGATGTACGAATACGCGCAACGCAACGATGAATTTTATGATGACCCGGTCGAACCGAAGACGGGAACCATTGAATTACAATTGGATGCCAACTGGAGCAAGAACGGCCGGCTGATTGTGGAACAGAACGACCCGCTGCCGATGACCATTCTCGCAGTTATCCCGCGCGTAACCGTAGGAGGCATTTAGTGCGCAAGGTTGAAGTTGTCGAAGCCACTCTTGAACACGTTGCGGCGCTCCTGCCGCACGTTCGCCAGGCTGATGCCGATGAGTTCAATGCGATGAGCGGCAAGACGCCGGCTCAGGTTCTTGAGCTGGCTCTGCGCACTTCTGCATTTGCTTTCGCAGGGCTGATCAATGGCGAGGTGGTGACCATCTTCGGCGTGGCTCCGCGGTCAATGATAACCGGCTCAGGGGTTCCGTGGCTGGTGGGTTCTGACCTGCTTGAACGATACCAGGCCACTTTCCTCCGCCGGTGCCGGCCAGTTCTGCGTCTTTTCCTGCAGCACTACCCAGAGCTGGAGAACTATGTCGATGCGCGCAATACCGAGGCGAAATGCTGGCTGCACTGGCTGGGGTTCACCATCCATGAAGCGCAGCCCGTTGGCCGTGCCGGGCTTCCCTTCCACAGATTTGAAATGAGACGAGGTGATCATGTGTGAGCCAACAACAATCCTTGCAGGCTCTGCTCTGGCTCTCGGTGCAGTTAGCGCTTATGGCCAATACCAAACAGGGCAGCAACAGGCGAGGATAGCCAACGCCAACGCAGATGCACAAGAGATCGCCGCGCGCGACACGATTAATGCGGGCAATGATGCGGCCTATCAGCAGCGCCAGCAAACTCGGCAGTTACAGGGGCAGCAGACAGCAGCCTTCGGCGCCGGCGGCACTGATATGACCAGCGGCAGCGCGCTGAACATCTTCGGTGACACCGCGGCCGGAGGTCAACTGGATGCACTAACAACGATCAATAACGCAGAGCGCCAGGCGGCTGGCCTTAACTTCCAGGCTGGTGTTAGTCGCGCCCAAGGGCAGATCGACCGCAACGCGGCAAACCTTGGAGTAGCAACGACAATCCTGAATTCCTCACTTACCGCATATGGCGCTTATAAATCGTCTGGCGCGCTGGATAAGCCAGCTACCAAAGCCGGCAGTGGTTCCAGCAACAACATGTTTAGCAATGCCCGCAGCAGTCGCTACGGCTCTAACGCATTCACGTTTTAAGGGGGAATGATGCCTACAGTACCGGTATATCAGCGCCAATCGCAATCACAAGCGGCGCCGGTTAATACGCAGGATTTGCGTATCCCCAAAGACAACGCTTTCACTGCGCTGGCAGACGTTGGTTCTAATGCGTTGGGAATTTATCAGCAGCAGCGGGAACGCGAAGATCTGGCTTTCGCTCAAAACGCCCTGATGCAATTCAACCAGCAAGCCGATGACCTGATGAATAACCCTCAAACTGGGTTACTGACCAAACAGGGCGCCAACGCCATTGGGCAGAGCGAACAGGTAGCAAGCCAGTTAAGCCAAATGGCCAGCACGGCTTTTGACTCCATTCCTGATGGTCCGGTGAAAGAGCGTTTTCGTAATCAATTTTCCGCCGCCGGTCAGCCGATTGCCAATCGTGCGCGCCAGTACGAGATCGGCCAGCGCCAGCAATTCGAAGCAGGTCAGCAGCAAGGACTTTTGGCAAACCTGCAGCAGCAGGCTGAAAACAGCTTCGACAGCAACGAAGGATTCGTAAATGCAAACCTGCTGGCCAGAGAGCAGATCATGGCATACGGCCAGGCACACGGACAAAGCCCGGAAGAGATTGAAGCCAATTGGGTAAGCTTCCGGGAAAACTCGGCCAAGGCCGCTTTGAATGCTCAGCTTACTGCTGGCCGCTATGATCAGTTCCTGGCGAGAAATGGCGAGCCGTCAGACGTGGGCGGCGTATCTCGATTCACTGCGCATGGTAATTCATCTGCTGCGCGAGGTCTGCGAAATAACAACCCTGGCAACATTGAGGCCAGTGATAAAAACCCATGGGAAGGGCAGACAGGCAGCGATGGTCGCTTTGCTAAGTTTGAGACGCCGGAGCATGGGATTAGAGCGCTGGGTAAGAACCTGCTCGCGTATCAGGCTAAAGGGTTCGATACCGTAGCAGAGATCGTTAACCGTTGGGCGCCGGCATCAGATGGAAATAACACAGATGCTTACATCAAGGCGCTGTGCGGCGCGTTGGGTGTTGGCGCCAATGATCAGGTTGATATGAGCAACCCACGAACCTTGGCAGCGTTGTGTGCCGGCATTGTGAAGCATGAGAATGGCAGCCAGCCATACACCGATGAGCAGATCGGCGCTGGCGTCAGCGCAGCTCTCGGCCTTTCTGCCTTGGAATCCTCAAAGCGTAGAACCTATTAGGCGACAATTACTCTGACCGTCGTCGCGTCAATTACTTTGGCCGATTTGTAAGCTAAGCGTCCGATTTCCCAACTTATGGAGAGGTTGTGGCGCTTAACGACAAACAGGTCAATCTCTATATGACGCATCGAAGAAAAGGCAAGACTCAAGCGGTCGCAGCCGCCAAAGCCGGTATCTCTGTTCGCTCCGGACGACGTATTGAAAAAGGGCAGCGTTCACCTGTTGGCCATCGTCATTGGCGAACACGGCAGGACCCTCTGGAAGAGGTGTGGGAGGACGTCATCGTACCTTTACTCCGCTCTCGACCGACGTTGGCGCCAATTACCCTGCTTGAACTGCTGCAGGAAAAATACCCGGGGCGCTATCCCGATACGCTGACCCGTACTCTGCAACGGCGAGTCAAAGCCTGGAAACTCCAGTTCGGCAACGAGCAGGAAGTCATGTTCCGTCAGGAACATCTGCCAGGTCGGCAGGCCTTGAGTGATTTTACGTACCTGAATAATGTAGAGATCACCGTTGCCGGCAATCCACTGGCCCATAAGCTCTTCCACTTCCGCCTGGCCTGGAGTCGATGGAGCTGGATGCGTGTTGTTCTCGGCGGCGAAAGTTTTACTGCCCTGGCTGAAGGTATACAAGAGGCACTCAGCCAACTGGGCGGTGTACCGCTGGAACATCGAACGGACAGCCTGTCTGCGGCCTGGAAAAACCTCAACCTTGAGGATAAGGAAGACCAAACCAGTCGCTATGAAGCGCTGTGTCAACACTACGGTATGACCCCGACACGCAATAACAGCGGTCGGGGCCATGAGAACGGCTCGGTGGAATCTGCCCATGGACACCTGAAGCATCGTATCCGCCAGGCGTTATTGCTACGGGGCAGTAACGACTTTGCCTCATTGGACGACTATCGCGAGTTCATTACTCAGCAGGTGATGAAGCATAACCGGCGGAATCTGGACATTATCAAACTGGAACTTCCCCATCTTCAGTCGCTGCCGCTGCGTCGCTGTTCTGACTACGAAGAACTGTCTGTCAGGGTCAGTAGCAGCAGTACGATCAATGTAAAAAAGGTGGTCTATAGCGTGCCGTCCCGTCTGATAAGCCAGATGCTGAAGGTCCGTCTCTGGGACGATCGGTTGTGCTGTTATGTTGGCAGTACCGAAGTGCTGAGCTGCGAACGGATCCGGCCGGCCAAGGGAAAACAACGAGCACGCAGTATCAACTTCCGCCATGTTATCGGCAGTCTGATAAAGAAGCCGAGCGCGTTTTATAACGCCACGCTGAGGGACGACATCCTGCCAAATGAGGAGTGGAAAGCGCTGTGGCGGCGCCTGTGCAGCCGCTTACCCCCTCAGTTGGCCGGCAGTCTGATGGTCCATGCTCTGAAGCTGGCGGCCGAACGTGACGATATCTCTGTGGTGGCCAGTGGTCTGGATACCTTGCTGAGGGAGCCTGGTGAGCCCGATCTGGAGAAACTGATGCGGTATCTGGGCATCAAAGACAAAGTGTTGCCGCCCGGTGACGTGGTCCAGCACAAACTCAGCAGTTACGAGCAGTTGTTGTCAGACGGGAGAACATTGCAGTGACTGATATCCATACGCTGGAACGCTTGTTGAGGCGGTTGAGGCTAACCCGGATCGCCAGTGAATGGCACAGCCATGAAAAACGGGCACTGGCCGAGGGCTGGACGCCATCGCGCTACCTGCTGTCGTTGTGTAGCGAGGAGGCGTCCCATCGGGAAACCGAACGGTTACGCCGTTACATCAAGGATGCGCGGTTACCCGTAGGTAAATCGATCGCCGACTACGACTTCAAACAGGTTCCCGAGTTGAACGCCGCCCAACTCAGGCAACTGAGTGAAACGACAGACTGGGTTGATGCGAGTGAAAATGTGCTGCTGTTCGGCGCCAGTGGGCTAGGGAAAAGCCATCTGGCGGCGGCGGTCGTAGAGGGCGTGGTCAATCAGGGATATCGCGCCCGATTTTACAGCGCCGGCGAGTTGCTGCAGGAACTGCGGAAAGCCCGTTCATTACTGCGGCTAAACGAGCTGCTGCTCAAGCTGGATCGGTATCGGGTTATCGTCATCGACGATCTGGGCTATGTAAAGCGCGACAACGCCGAGACGGGTGTTCTGTTCGAACTCATTGCTCACCGATATGAAAGAGGCAGCCTGATAATCACGAGTAATCACCCGTTCAGCACCTGGGGAAGCATCTTCGTGGATGAAACGATGGCAGTGGCGGCGGCAGACCGCCTGATCCATCACGGTTATCTGTTCGAAATACAAGGAGAAAGCTACAGGAAAAAGACCTCAAAAGCAGTGACAAAAAAGCCATCTAAATGATGGCGTTGGAGCGGCCATTGTAGTTGTCGCCGGATCGGCAAAAGTAATTGACGTCTAATAGAACCGGCAATGCCGCTTTTGATGCCGCAAGCCCTGCAACTCAAGGCGCCTATTTGCGACAGGCGCAGGCCATGCAGAATGAGCAGCGAGCATTATACGCACAGCAGCTTGGCACATCGCTGAAAGATGCGTATTCAGCTCTTGATGAAGGGCTACAGCCGGCACAGCTTCCCACGCAAGCAGATCTGATAAATGCCTATGGCCCAGCAAAAGGCATGTGGCAATGGCAAGACCTTCAAGATCAGCAAAGTTATGGTGGCGTTATTGGAGCAGCAAAAAGCATGTCGCCGGCAGCGCGGCAGGACCTGCTTGAGCGCTTGCGGCCAACGGATCCGAATGCATCGAATTTTGCAGCCAATCAGCAGCGCTGGGACAAAATGCAGGCGAAATTTAAGCAGCTCGATGCCGAATGGGAGAAGAGCCAGGGGAGTGCGCGATTCTCTTCATCCTTGCAAAATAATTTCCCCTTGGACCCGAACGACAAAAACAATCAGGCGGCAGCTGATCACTACTTCGATCAGAAGGTTGCCCCAGGTTTCAATATCAACAACGCGGACAGCTTGAGCCAGGTTGCAGAGATAACGACTAAATCCGGCATGCTGCCGACGCAGATCAAGACGATGCTCACCGCTGGGGCAACATCGCGCGATCCTGCCGTCGTTGTTCCTATGGCCAAAATGTACGGACAGATTTTTGACAACAATCCGGCGGCGGCCACAGGTGTTGATAAAGGCGCGATGGCGTTTTACTCGAAAGTTTATGCCTATGACCGTGCCGGCGTGCCTGCAGAGAAAGCGGTCGATATGGCCTACAACCAGGTCTATCAGCAGGACGATCGCTTGAAGCAGATGATTAGCCAACAGGTAAGGGATAAAGACTACATCAAGGCTAGAGCCACCGCAGCACAGGATAATATCAATAGCCTTTCGCCGTCGTGGACCAGCTTCGGGGCACCAAGCATTAGCGCCGCAGGGCAGGCTAATCAGTTGTACCAACGCGATTACCAGACCATTTACGATGCGAACTTTGCACAGACCGGCGGCGATGCTGATCAGGCCAAGGCAATGACTAACGCCATGATTAAAAAGGTGTGGGCGGTATCGACCATCAACGGTAAAGAAGAGGTGATGAAGTATGCCCCCGAAGCCGTTTATGGCGTGACTAACGGTTCAGGTAACTGGATCAAAGGCCAGTGGGAGGAAGAGAAAAAAGCTTTGAAAAGTTCCGCGTTTGGCGGCACGCGAGATGATACCGATTTGGTTTTGGTTCCCGATGCTGTTACGCCACGCGATCAGAGTTACAGCGTTATGGTGCGCCAGAAGAACGCAGAAGGCTATGACGATGTTCGCCCGTATTACGGCGAAAATGGTATGCCGTTGCGATTCAGGCCTGAGCAAAAAACCTCTCCGATGTACAAGCAAACCATGGACATCCAACAACAGAGAGTTGATGCTGCGCGCGCTGCTCGTCAGGAAGAAAAACAGCCGGCATTCACAAACCAGCAAGGATATACACCGCCTGATTTTACTAAACCATTTGGCGCCGGCATTGCCAACCAACTGCCGAGCAACATCACCGCAGGAGGTCAGTAATGCCAACGTATGAGATGAAGCCTGATGATCTGCTGTCTGCTGATGTACAGAGCATACCTCAGCCGGATGATAGTTCTGCATATATGGAAACGCCGTCATTGCTTTCTGCGTTGAATCCATTCACCGATAATCAGCAGGTTCAGCGCGGTCGTGACGCGGCTTTCCGAATTGATAACTCCCTGGGAAGTTTCATAGCCACTGCGCCATTCAGCCAGTTTGACAAGGTTGATGGGTATAACCCTTTCGACAATGATGCGGCCGATATTAAAGGATATGAGGATTACGCAGACTCATTCATTGATTCCGGCTCTCCTGACGAGACGCGCGCTATAAAGCAGCGTATCGATCAGCAGATGCAGGACAGGCAATACCTTTCAGAAACAGGCGGGGCCGGGACAATATCAAGCTTGGCGATGGGGCTTATCGATCCTATCAACCTGGCGTCGATGTTTGTTCCAGCCGGCGCGGTGGTGCGCGGCGGTGAGGTTGCGGCTACTGCAGGTAGGTTTGCCCTTGCCAATGCTGTCGGCGGTATCGCGTCCGAGGCAGCGCTTAGCGCCACCCAGGAAACTCGGACATTGGATGAGAGCGCGGCTAACGTTGCCGTTGACGCTATGGTTGGCGGAATACTCGGGGCTGGAGCGCAGTTGCTTGCCGGTGCCGGTCAGCGTACCGCAGTATCTCAAGCGGTCGCCAGTAACCTACGAGGCAATGATTCGCCGCAGAGCATCGGCGCTGCGCAGGTCTTCAACACAACGCTGGATCAGGAACAACTGGCCGGAGTTGGGTTAATCAACAAAACGCTGAGCGTTAATCCTGGCGGCCGCCTAGCTCAATCGCCATCCCGTGCGTCGCGGGCAATCAATCAGCAACTGGCAGAGAACAACTATTTCTTTGCGAAGAACGATGAAGGGTTGGCAACGTTCACCGCGGCTGAAACCAAGATCAAGCAATATGATGCCATGCTGTACAAGCAGATGGAGTCAACGAAGGACGCTTATCAGGCGTACAGCAAAAACATCCGTGCAGCCGGCGGCAAGCGAATGAACTTTGTTGATTTCAACGAGGCCGTTGGTATGGCTATGCGTCGCGGTGATCAGAGTGATATACCCGAAGTGGCACAGGCTGCCGCTCAGATTCGGCCAATGTTCGAAGCAACAAAAGTCCGCATGCAGGAACTTGGCATTTTGCCAGAGGATGTAGACGTTTCAACGGCACAAAGCTACCTGCCTCGCATTTATAAGTTCGACAAAATTCTCTCTGATCGCACTGAGTTCCGAGGGCGCATTGCTAACTGGATTCAGGGCATCAGCGCAAAAGGTGCGGATGCTGCCGGCGCTCGCATTGAGAAGATTGATTCAGGTCTTTCTGCAGCAGCAGAAGCCGAGCCGCGCGCAAAAGCATTAGCTGACGAAATTGCCGCAGCAGAGTCGTGGTCTGGCCGTAAAACTGAACTCATGGACGAGGTTGGCAACAGGACGAAACTGATCGGCCAGGAGCAGGACTTAACAGCCAGGCTGGAGAAGCAACAGGCGCAACTGGCCACAGCAAAAAATCAGAAGCTGATCACCCGTCTTAACAAAGAGGTTTCTGACTTGCGCACCAAGCTGGATGACGTTGCCAGGGCAAAGGAGGAGCTTCCAACCCTGCAGCGCCACCTTGAACTGCTTGATAACCCACGCAAGCATCGCTCAGAGCTGCGCAAGCTGCAGAAGAAGGCCAACTCCACGACCAGACTGAATGCAAGCCGTGAGCGCGCGCTGAAGGCGATGGAACCACTTTCACGAGAGGAAGCCGAGGATGCCGCAGATGAGATCGTCAACAAGATTATTGGCGCTCCTTCTGGCCTGGTTCCTGCTCAGCTGCTGCCTGAAAAAATAATCGGCCGCGCTGGCTTCACGAAGAGCCGAAGCCTGCTTATCCCAGACGAACGGATTGAAGACTTTTTGGAGTCTGATATCAACCACGTCATGGAAAGCTATCTGCGCCAGGTAGGTCCGGAGATCGAACTAACCGCGCAATTCGGCAGCAAGGATATGGGCGAACAGATCAGACAGGTATCTGAGGAATACACCAAGCTAATCAAAGATGCCAAGACGCCGAAGGAACGCGCGAAGCTGGAGAAGCAACGTGAAGCTGACCTTCGCGACATTGAGGCAATGCGAGACAGGTTGATCGGTACGTATGGCGCGCCAAAGGATCCACGAAGCTTCTTTGTCCGCGCAGGCCGCGTCGCGCGAAATGTCAACTTTCTGCGCCTGCTGGGGGGCATGACAATATCGGCCGCAACCGATTTGATGCGTCCCGTAATGCAGCACGGTTTAAGCAAATCACTTCGCCCAATGGGCGCCATGCTCCGAAACATGGCCGCGGTGAAAGTGGCAACCAAAGACCTGCGTGAAATGGCTGTCGGCCTGGATTATGTGTTGTCTACCCGAACGAAGGCTATTGCTGATCTCACTGACCCATACAGCCGGCGCTCTGCTTTTGAGCGTGGACTTAACTGGGGTACGCAGAAGTTTGGTAACTGGACGCTGATGAACCAGTGGAACAGCGCCCTGAAGTCATGGTCTGGCCTGATCGTTCAATCCCGTATCCTGGACAATGCACAACTGCTGGCAGCAGGGAAGGAAGTGCCTAAGAAAGAGGTCAGAAAGCTGGCGCAAATCGGTATCGACCAGAGCATGCTGCGCCGTATTGGTGAGCAATTCGCGAAGCATGGTGAGGATATGGACGGGCTTCTGACTGGCCATAGCCATCTGTGGGACGATCGCGCAGTGCGTGAAGCATTCCAGTCTGCCGTATTGAAAGATGTTGACTCTACCGTTGTCACGCCCGGCGTTGGCGATACGCCGTTGATGATGAGCAATGAAGTAGGCAAGATGATCCTGCAGTTCAAGACGTTCATCTTTGCTCAGCATAACCGCGTGATCGCCTCTGGCATCCAGCAGGGTGATGCATCGTTCTACCTTGGGGCCATGGGGACTATCGCGCTCGGCGCAATGGTTTACGTTATGAAGCAAAAGCTCAGCGGCCGTGATATCGACTACAGCCCTAACAACCTGGTGAAAGAGGGCATCGACCGCGCCGGCATGATCGGCTGGTTGTCGGAGCCACTGAACGCCGTGGAGAATATCAGTGGCGGCCGGTTCGGCCTTGGTGCAATGTTTGGCGCGCCGCCGGTGTCCCGCTTCCAGAGCCGTAACGCAATCGGAGCCCTGCTGGGGCCAACTTTCGACATGGCCGGTGATGGGGCAGTGATCGCCAATGGTGTGCTTAACGGAGAATTTGACGACAAGCAGACACATGCGGTCAGGAAGTTGCTACCATATCAGAACCTGTTTTACATATCCCCGCTTTTGAACCGGGTAGAAGAGCAACTTAAGTAGGCGCATATGGATATAGAACAAGCAAAATTATTTAACTCGGAATTAAATCGAGTTGAAGCATCTGCAAGAAATGGACGGTCAATAACAATTTTAGTTTCCGCAGGGCTTGTTGCTTACATGGCTTTTGTTGGTTTCTTTATTGATTTTGAAACTGTTTTTATAATCTTTGCGTTGCTTGGTTGTGTGGTGAATTGGCTATTAAATGCAAGAAAAGCAGCCAAGTACAAAGAAAGCTTGAACTCATACTGCTGGTCAAAATTCGGAAAGAGTTATGACGATGCTAAGTATAATGAACTATCCGAATAGCTAACCCACCAATCCCGCCTATAAGAATCTAACAAAAAGCACTAATTGCGGGATTTTTATCTTTTAACAATTCTCATTGTACAGCAGCCGGGCTATGCCCGGCGAGGTATTGACGATGGTAACTATTGTTCCAATTGGTGAGTAATAAATTGCGAATGTGTTTTGATTTGTTCCTTCATTTTTTCATTTTGTGTGACATAGTTCACTAAAGCATTCAGTTCCAGCATAGCACCGCCGATCTCTGAGCCGTCCTCATCGAGTTCCTTCAGCAGTGTTTCCAGTAGTGAAGCCTTAGCTAATCCCGCGATCCCTTCGCGCGTGTTAACGCTTTTCTCCAGCATCCTGCTGGCCGGATAGCTGTACCTCTTCATTTCCTAATGCACCTCGCTCAGCGTGTGACTACTGTATAAATAACCATATATAAAAATGATTAGTTTAGCAATATGCGCAAGATAATTACCTTAATGGTAATAAGAATTATGTTATCACATAATTCAATTCATATAGGGTTTGATGGTGGCTAAAATGAGCAAAAAGCACACCATCGGAGCTAAAAAATGACCGTATCAACTGAAGTCGATCGAGAGGAGTACACCGGCAATGGTGTGACAACGGACTTTGATTACAGATTTCGCGTGTTCACTGAGGTTCAGCTTTCTGTGTCAGTTGTTGATTTGTCAGAGAATATCATCAACCTAACCCTGAATACTGACTACTCTGTCACCGGCGCGGGCTTGCGGTCGGGTGGCAAAGTGAAGCTGGTAAGCCCGCTCGCTGCAGGGTGGAAAATCAATATCGAGCGTGATTTACCACTTACTCAGGAAACGGACGTGCGCAACCAGGGAAACTTCTTCCCGGAAGTGCATGAGGACGCCTGGGATAAGCTGACGATGCTGATCCAGCAAACCTGGTCATTTGCCTCATTGGCGCTGCGAAAGCCTAACTGGTTGGCGAAGTTCTACGACGCCCAAGGCAACCGCATTTCTAACCTTGGCGATCCTGTGGCTAACCAGGACGCCGCCACAAAGCGTTATGTTGATTCCGAAATCGCAGACGCGGAAGCCGGCGCGGCTGATGCCTTGGCGCGCGAGCGTGCAGAACGCATCGCATCCGATATCGACATCCGTACTGAAACCGGTGTCGCTTTGGGGAAAACTGTCAGGTTCCCGTACGCGCAGCCAATCCTGACCGGAGATACGGCAAACAAGGTTTTCGTTACTGACTCGCAGGGGTTGGTAAAGCTTGTCAATCTTGACGACACAACGCGCACCGACCTGGCAGCCGATCTTGCTTCTCGCGGCAATCCAGGCGGGGCCGGTTTGATAGGTCACAAGGGCACAACGCTTGCCGAGATCCTCAATCTGATTTCTTCGGTTACCGCTGAGCCTATCACTGACGCGGGGATGTACTGCGCCTGGCCGCAAGGGAAGGTATTCAGCCACAAAAACAAGGCGTACTGCCTCTATAACGTCGGTGATACCCACAGTAACGCCTCTCTTAGCGTCTATCAGCAGTTTACAGAGGATGGTTCTGAGTGGTCGCGTCCGGCGCCGAGGCTCTCGAACTCTGACGCAACAACCTGGCCGCAAGGTGTATCGGCATGGGGTGCCGGATCTGACGGCGCAAATATTTGGATGGCCGCACGCTTCCGTCGCGTTTCAGACGAATCACAAAGCAAGTGCGTTCTCTACAAAAGCACCAATGATGGCTCGACCTATACGCCGGTTCTTGATCCGGTCCCATTGTATGACTCCACCGGCAAAGCTCCTGTTCTCATGCATTCATTTGCCGTGCTTCCCAACGGCAACATTGCTTTCGGGTATCACTTCTACGACGGTGAAGTGGGGATCGTTCAGTTCAACCCAAATAACCTGGCATCAATGACGAAGTCGGTCATTTTCACGGCTGCTGAAATGAACAACACGCCAATGCTTGTTGAGCCTACTATGCAGGTTTACGGTTCGCGAGTTGTTGGGTTTCTTCGTACCCAAAGCAATGCAACGCGCTCGGCCGTCATGTGGTACAGCGATGACAGTTGCCAGACGTTTCAGATACGTGAGATCGACGGCGTGCCAAACCAATCGCCGGTTTCGATCACGTCATATAACGGCAAGACCTATGTTTTTTACTGCGGCAGATATCGGGACGGCAATACAAACAGCGCGAGAACAAACAGCCCCGTGTTAACCATGCGCGTTGGCAACGATGATGACGCACTAAATCTACTCTGGGAAAACTTCGTCGAAATCCCCATCGCAGCAGTGCCAAGCATTTACAACGATGTTGGAGCATCAGCCACTGGTGTTCAGGATGTTTGCGTGCGCGGCACAAAGCTGGTTGTTTGCCTCTCGATGAACGTTGGTAGCAATGTTGACCAGTCTGACGTTTGTTCTGTGACTATCGATCTCGGAGAGCCTAGACAGAACAAGTTTTTCCTCAGCGAGGGCGCATTTAAAAAGCCTCGCGCAACTGACTACCCATCTAACTATCGCTTCGGCAGCGTAAATATTGTCGGCCTGGGTAATACCTCCGCGACGCTGCGCATGAATGGACAGGTCATTGTTCAAGACTTAACGGATGCCGTGAGATTTGGCTCAACTGTTGCCGGCGGCAGTAAATCCCATGTCTGGAATAACGGCCCCGCACCGGCATATATCGACGTTGCGGCAAGCAGCACTAACGTGAGTATTTCTGCCTATTCGGGATATGCGCGGCTTCGTGCCGGCCGTGGTCCGGAAGGTTACGCTTCTATTGAGCTCAACCGAGATACGAAAGCGGTCACAATCAGCAACCCCAATAACGTCGGCGGTTTCGGTTTGACTACCGAGGGGTACATCGCGCTTTCATGCAACTGGCAGCATCCGATGGTACTGGACGGCGGTTCCGGCGGGAAAATTTATCTCTGGGTTTCCGGCACAAACAACATCATGAAGCACAGCATGACGCCACCGACGTCGGATAACGACGGTGAGTTTTTGGTGCCGAACAAAACAACCACTGTTGCGGGGTTGGGAACGGGGACGGACACCGCGCGCTATGCCTACGCAACGAACGGGCGTAAGGCAGGGGAAGGCGCAGGGGCGGGAACCGGTACGCCGGTGTATTGGGATGGTTCAGTGTGGCGCGTATATCGCGATGACTCGATCGTAGCGGCTTAATCAACGCCGCCGGCTGCGGCGGAGGTGGAGCATGAAAATGGATAAGTTAACGACAGGTCTTTCTTATGGCGCCTCCGGTGGTGGCGCCGCATTCTGGTTTACTCGGCTGCTGGATGGCTATTCACCTGAGCAGTGGGCAGCAATAGGCGTTCTTGGCGGTCTGTTTTTCGCCTTTCTCACCTGGCTGATGAACCTTTATTTCAAGATTCGCGAGGATCGCCGCCGCGAAAGAATGGGGAGGGTGGCCGATGAGCAAGCTGAATAAGACTGGCGCCGCCGGCGCAATCTGTTCTGTCGCGGTAATCATCGGCCTGGTGCTATCTAATGGCGAGGTAAAAACCAGCCGCGCCGGGCTGGAGCTGATCGGCAATGCCGAGGGCTGCCGCCGCGACCCGTACAAATGCCCGGCAGATGTGTGGACGGATGGCATCGGCAACACGCACGGCGTTAAACAAGGTGTGCGCAAGACAGATCAGCAGATCGCCGCCGACTGGCAAAATAACATCCTGGCGGCTGAGCGGTGCGTTACAAGCTATGCCGCCGGTGGCAAGCTGCAGCAGGGTGCCTTCGACGCGGCGGTGAGCATCACGTTTAATGCCGGTTGCGCGACGATGCAGAAATCGACGATGTTCCGGCTGTTCCGCCAGGGTCACACTGAGGCCGCCTGCGATCAGTTCCCGCGTTGGGTCTATGCCGGCGGCGTAAAGCTCAACGGTCTGGTGATCCGCCGTGACAAGGAGCGCGCGCTATGCCTGGCAAAATAACATCTGCGGTGGTGATCCTGCTGGCGCTGGCGGCCGTCATCGGCGCTGGTGCTTGGCTGGCAGGGCGACACTACCAACCGACGATTGACCGTCTCAACGAGGCGCTGACGCAGTGTAAGGATACTGGCCGGCAACAGGCATCGGCGATCGCCAGCCAGAACGCTGGCATTGAGGCGCTGCAGCGCAAACAGCAAGAGCTGGAAGGCAAGGTAAAGGCAGAGCAGGAAAAAGCCCGTAGGGAAGCGCAGGGCGACTATGAGAGGGCAAGCGAGGTTATGGTAGAGCGCACCACAGGCGATGTGTGCGCGGCGGCTTCGACAGCATTTGACGACGAGCTGCGCCGGGAGCGTGCTAAATGAAAAAGTTAATGCCAGCGATCTTATTGATGATAGGTGGGTGCTCGAGCGCGCCGCAGGCGCCGGCATATGTTGAAGTGAAAGTCCCGATCTCGGTGCCGTGCAAAACGGCAGACGTTGCGCGCCCGGCGTTCGCAGTTGACCAGTTGCCTATCGGTGCTAGTATCGACGTCCAGATGCGAGCGCTGCGCGCGGAGCGTCACCAACGGATTGGATATGAGCGGGAACTACTGGCAGCAACCCAGTCCTGCCAGTAG